TAGCTTGGGCATTTGCATAGAGTTCTCCAATAGTAGGCTTAACATCTTTGATCTGTGGAGTTGCAGAAGCTGTGCGAGCATCGCTTTCGCCAACCCAACCAGAAGCAGTACCACGCACGTTAACAATGCGATGGAAGTCTGGTGTAGAGATTTGTTGAACGTCAGCCAAACCACGAATAGGCGATACGTTAACGATCAATTCTTCGATCATTGCATCAATAGTCTTAGGAACTGCATAGCCACCATCAGCGCCAGAGTTTGAACCAGTTGCCAAAGCTTTAACTTCTACAGTCTTGTCATACTCAACACCCTTGCGGATATATGAATTAAAAGCAGACTTGTGTTCAGCTTGTGCAGCATCTTCTTGGGATGCGTTACCAGCAAAACCAGGGCGGCCCATTTTGGCTTCTAATGTTTCAACGGTAGACTTCAAAGAACTCATTTCGTTAAATGCTTTTTCTAAAGATTCTTTAGTTTCAGCAGCAGTTTTTGCGGATACTTCATCATTGATTTTTTTGAAATCGGCAAAGGCTTGATTGCCCTTTTCGATCAAAGTGATAATTTCTTGGCTCATATTATTTTCCTTAAATAAGCGGTTTGGATTGAGCTTTTAGTTAGGCTTTAATTGTCAGAAATCTGGCAAGTAAGGCTTCTTCTATCTGCTTTGCTTCTTTGTCCACACCAGAATCACTCTGTTTTAGACCGTTCACCCGTGACACAAAGGCCACAGATGCCGAGCGTGAAAGTCCACAAGAATCTCTCAGGTAGCGTTCAGCACTCTTAAAATCGGTAATATCGTCAATCGATTTGACGGCATCAATTCTTGCTTGGTCATTCATGGGGAAAGTCACTACGGACACTTCCCATAAATCACCTTTATCAATCGTTCTGATACCAGATTTGTTATCAAAACTGTCTTTTTTGGTCATAAATCCAATGGATAAACCAGAGATTGCCCCCATCTTCATTAACTCATAGGCTTCTGCGCCCTTTTGAGTTTTCAATGCAAGCTGGCCTTCTACATATAGACCATTCTCATCTTCAATCATCTTGGTGTAGACACCAATTGGTTGAGTTGCATCATGCTGCCAGAGCAACGCAGGCATACGGCCTTTTTGCGCTAAACCTTGCAAGGATTCAGTAAAAGCACCCTTTGCAACAATGTCATCACCTTGATCTACTACATCGTAGACGGAACCATATCCCTCAAAAGTACCCGTATCGCTTACGGATTTCACTTCAAAACTAACTTTTTTATGTTCCATAGTTACCTCTACTTTGCTGGTTCTGTATTTGCGGTTTCGCCCTCGGCTAGATCGGCTTGTTCATCGGGGTCATCTGTGCCATCGGTCATATTGAGTGGCATTAATGGAATATCTAAACCATCAAGCGGATTTAAAATGTTTCCGATTTCTGATTCAGCGTGTCTTGCTTCATTGCGAGTTAACCAGCCGTCTAATATGCCGTTATGGTAATAAGCAGAACGGGCTGATGCGTCACCTCTTAACAAAGATGTGACATTAAATTTCACGTTGTATTGCAAACGCTCTTTAGGCGTAAGTAAATCTCGTTTAATGGCTTTCTCAAATCGAACCAGCCAAGGCATAAGCGTGTAAGAAACAAACTCAAGAGACATTTGTTCAATGTTGCTAAAGGTGGCACGTTCTAAATCACCAATCATGTGTGGAGGCACACGGAAAATTGAGGCTATTTCTGAGCGTTGAAATTTACGAGTTTCTAAAAATTGACTGTCATCTGCTGACATACTAATTTTCGTAAACTTCATTCCCTCTTCAAGAATGGCAGTTTTATGAGAGTTTTCGCCGTTATAAGCGTTATCAAACGAGTCTTTTAAACGACTATAAGCCTCTTGTCCAATCTTATTGGGATGCTCTAAAACACCACCCATCTTTGCGCCATTACGGAACAATTGGGAACCAAATTTTTCAGTTGCTAAAGATAGTCCGATTGACTCACGAGCATAAGCAATCGGAGAAATTCCAAGCCATCCATTAAGCGTTAAGCCTCTAATATGGAATAACTCTCCAGGGCCAAGGCTTTGAAAGCTGCCATCTGGTAGCGTCACTTGATAATCTAATTTAAATCCCGTTCCCATATTGACCCGAACCATGTCAGGGTGCAATGGGAGCAATTCAACCACTCGACCAGTCGAGGTTCTATTGATATAAGCATAGGCATTGCCACGCAAACAAAGGCTTGCGATCAGCATTTCCATAAATTCAACGCTGGTTTGCCAGTCATTCGGCTGATCGTGGAGCAAAGCAAATAACGGATGATTTTCCGCAATTGTTTTAGATCCATCTTTATTCTTTTGATACAAAATGCAAGGCAACATCGCAATTGATTGCGCCAAAACTTGAACGCAAGCATAGACAGTTGATGCCTGCAATGCAGTTTGTGGGTTTACTACTATTCCAGAAGATGATGCACCGCCGCCAAAAGCCCAGGCGATATAGCGCTCAAGCGTTCCCCAATCTGGGCCAGCGTTCTTACGCTGAACAGCGTCAGTAATTTTCTGGAGAATGCCCATATTTATCCTTACAGCATTAAAACGCCACGCTCTTCATATACGCTTGGGCCTTCGCCTGCGTTAATTTGCGCTCTATTAAGCGCCATGATGAGAGCGACTACGCCGTCAATTTTGTTTTCTGGGCGTTCCTTACGGGGATAGATATTGTCCTTGGCATCTAAATGAGCCACGACATTGCTAACCATCCACGTTAAAACTGGATCGCCATCGTGTAATAACTTGCCTTGAAGCGTTAAAGCCTCAAGATTTTTCATTGGTTCAGAGAAATTCTGAACAGAAGCCCTGATTTCCACCATAGGCAGACCCTTATCGACCATGCGAGTAGCAAGCTGAGTTGCCTGCCAGGGGTCATACGGAATTTCTTTTACTTCAAATCGAGTGCAAAGATCGACTAAATCATTTTCAATGTATTCGTAGTCAATCACCGCACCTGGAGTTGCAAGGATGCGGCCTGTTTGCTGCCAGCCTTGATACTGACTGTTTCTGCCATCAAAGATCGTATCTTCTGGCAAGTAATACTTTCCGAAAGCCGCAAACTTTCCATCTGGAGTTGGAAACAGCGCAACAAGCGCCGCAATATCCGTTTTGCTTGCAAGGTCAAGGCCGATATAACAGGGCTGACCAGCAAAATCATCAATCGATAAAGCTGGATTACCGCACTTATCCCAAGATTGCATATCCATCCAGGCAACGTCAGCATTGACCCATTCGTTCAAATGCTTGGTTTTAAAGTTATTTGTCGCTGATGGGAGTTGCATTGCCTTTTGTTGCAAAGGCAAAACGACTTCAGGTCTTACAGAAACACCCCAATTTGGGTTTGCTTTTATAAGAGCTTCCTCAGTTGTCCAATCGTCACCCTCATCTAATCCATAGACTATCCCGAACTGGGATTCATCTTCAAAGATTTGATCGAGTAACTTTGTAACAAAGGTACGAGCCTCATAACAAATGCCAGATCGATTAGAGCCAGCCGTTGTAATCACCCATAAGAGTGATTGATCTCGTTTTCCAGTACCCGTTTCTACAACGTCATACACGGCACGGGTTTTGTGAGCGTGTAGCTCATCAATGCAACCAAAGTGAATATTTAAACCGTCAAGGGTTGACCCCTCTGCGCTTAAAGCCTCAAACTTTGATGCGGTACGCTGCACGTTGATATTGTGAGCAAGAACTTCTACGCCAAAGTGACTCCGCAAACCAGCCGTTTTACGGGCCATTTGTTGAGCATCACCAAAGACAATCCTAGCCTGGTCACGAGTAGTAGCTAAAGAGTAAACCTCTGCGCCACCTTCGCCATCTGCTGCGAGCATATAAAGCCCTACACCAGAGGAAAGAGCAGACTTGCCATTACCCCTTGGAACTTCAATATAAACCCGCCTAAACCGCCGTTTACCGTCTTTACCAATCCATCCAAAGATGGTGGTTAGGATAAATACTTGCCAAGGCGCTAACTCAATTGGCTGATTAGCTAGTGGCCCCTTAATATGGGGTAACAATTCAATAAATTTACAGGCTTTGATTGCCCGTTCTTTATCGAATTGATATAGGCTAGATTTCTTTTTCCAGCGTTTTAAATCTTCAATCTGGCGCTTACAAGCACTTTTAACGTATTTATTTGCCGATATTTTGTTTGCAATAACGTCACGGCAATATTGATCCGCAATCGCTAGGTAATCCCGACTCATATCGCTGCGGCTAATCTCGCCCAAGGGTCATCGCCTACAGCTTCCTCTGCGATCACAATTCTTGATCTAGAAGTAGGAGTAAAGCCTAATTCGCTGGCAGCTTTCAACATAATTGCAGCTTGCTTATTTACGATTGGCAAATAAGGTGATTGAATTGGCAATCCAGTATTAGGTGCTTTAGTAAGCATCCCATGCTTAGCAACGCCTTGCAGGGCTTGTTTATGCAAATCTTCTGCTGCTACCCAAACAGATAAAGCAGATTTGTCTAAGTATTTAAGAAGTCCTTTAGGAGCATTCTTAATCGCATAGTCCCAGCCTTCTTTCTGACTGTCCGTCATCCATTCTGGAGCAACGTCTAAATTTCCAGATGGTGCTGGTTCTCTTGTATTTGTTCGGTCTGCCCTTGCAGTACCTTGAATTAGTTTAAGCTGCGTTGGCTTCGGTTTTCTGCCTGCCATTTTTATTCTCTTTAAAGGTTAAGCCATTGCTTTCAAGCACGGCTTCTTTCCCCGTGAATTCTTCCCAGCGAGTCACTATGACATCGCAGTATTTTGGATCAAGCTCCATAATTCGAGCCGATCTTTTCATGATTTCAGATGCAATTAAAGTGCTTCCAGACCCGCCAAATAAATCGAGGATGGTATCTCCACCTTTACTGCTGTTTGTAATTGCTTTTTCTACCAAACCTACTGGCTTTGGTGTTGTGTGTCCAACAACTCTCTCTTTATCAAACTTCCATACTGAAGTTTGTTTTCTGTCTGAATACCAAGAATGTGATCCGTTATCCATCCAGCCGTACAAGCATGGCTCATGCTGACTTTGATAATCTGTTTGTGAAAGTGTTAAGCTATTTTTTGCCCAAATAATCATTGAGCTGAAATGAAAAAACTCTCTAAATACTTTATGAAATACATCGGCGCATCGATCTGAATGAAAACAATAAATTGACGCACCAGATTTTGACACCGCTATGTAATTTGCAAATACTGATCTTAAAAGATCCTCTAATCCAGACCTAGAATCGTTATGAATTCCCTCATAATCAACTCCATACGGAGGGTCTGTGAAAACCATATCAGCTTTTTGACCATCCATCAGAACGTCTACTGAATCAATGCTAGTTGAATCACCGCACATAAGGCGATGGCTGCCAAGAATCCAAACATCACCCTCTTTGGATGTTGGAATTGTTGGCAACTCAGGGACATCATCTTCATCCGTTAAGCCTTCGGTTGGGGTGTTATCCGCCATAATTTCCGCAAGCTCATCCTCATTAAAACCAATGAGTGAAAGATCAGAACCTAAATCTTTTAAGTCTTTTAATTCCAGAGATAAAAGCTCTTCATCCCAGCCAGCATTCATAGCCAGCTTGTTATCAGCAAGCACATAAGCCCGTTTTTGAGCATCTGTCCAGCCTTCTGCAACCATTACTGGCACTTCTTCAAGCCCAAGTAAACGGGCTGCTTGGATGCGACCATGACCAGCGATAATCTGGCCCGTCTCGTCAATCAATACTGGGATAGTCCAACCCCACTCTTTTACAGACGCAGCGATCTGGGCAACTTGTGCCTCGCTATGCGTTCTGGAGTTTCTTGCGTAAGGAATTAATGAAGAAACTGACCGTTTCTCGACCTTATCTGCTGGATTAGACAACACTACCCCCCTATGTTCATTTTGACATTGCAAAAAAAAGAGAAAACCGTCGGTTATGTGGCAAAAGCCAACAGAGATTGCGACCCCCTACCCACCTTTGACGGTCGCTACCTCAGCCTTTGTCTAGCTGTGTCTTTATTTGATGGCAGCGCTTGCATATAGCCTGCAAGTTGCCTGGGTCATCCAATCCACCCCTACTTTTGGGTGTTATGTGATCGACCTCTGTTGCTTTGGTGACTCGTTTAGATGCCATACATACCTGGCATAGTCC